CTCCTTTGGTTGCTCGTCTACGGGTGCTTGCGCTTTCATTACTTCAACCTGAATCTGGCTCACTAATTGAGCCACTTCAGCATAGGGCTTTGAACAAAGATAGCCCATAATTGCGTTGATAAGTTCAATAGAAATATTCATGCGTTATACGTCCCTGAAGAAGTGAAGGTATGGATAGTGTAGCCACCCGAAGATGTTACCGTACCGCCCGTGCCACGTTGTGAGCCAGCGTAACTGATGATTACAATGCCTGAACCGCCTGTACCGCCTGACAATGTAGAACTAATCCCACTAGAACCACCACCACCGCCACCTGTATTGGCAGTAGCTGCCGATCCGATCCCGCCGCCGCCACCATTACCACCACCTCCTGCGCCACCTGCCCCGCCTGTTGTATTCCCAGCACCGCCACCACCGCCAGCATAAGTTACAGCAGAGCCAGAAATTGAGGAAGATGTACCGGCACCACCATTACCACCTGTATTACTAACTCCAGCCGAACCGACAGCACCTGCCCCACCGCCTCCACCTGCGCCACTTCCAACACCATTACCCCCTGCGTAACCTTGTCCAGACGTTGCTGACCCACCCGTCGTATTCCAACTACCACCGCCAGAACCGCCAGCACCGCCAGCAGGATTTGTACCATTCCCGCCGTAGCCGCCACCAATTGCAGTAGCAATTGAAGAAATTGAAGAATTTGATCCCGCAGTTGTAGGAGATACGCCAGAGCCACCAGCACCGACAACGATTGTGTATGCTGTGCCAGAAGATAAAGAAACAGATGAAGCCAATAAACCGCCAGCACCACCGCCGCCACCCCCAGACGTACTTGCAACGGAATAACCACCACCGCCTCCACCAGCTACCACAAGGTAATTAACCGAATACCCAGCAGGTTGTGAGAATTGTAGCCAAGAAGAAGTGGTTGTGTCGTACCACTCAGGATTATTGGTAGTAGAGTTCATGCGAACCATACCAGTCGCTGGCGTAGAAGGACGCTGAGCAGTCGTGCCAACGGGCAGTTTTAGGTAGTCAGTACCTTGTACGTCAAGAGCCATGATATATTTCCTTTAAACAGTTACTGCGTCCCACGCTTTCGTGGCTTCATTCCATACATAAGGCTTGCCGTCTGTCGGCATAGCTACGGGCGGGTTCCACAAACAAGTGTCATCGTTTAATGTCCACGATTCAAATGGTTTTGGGGGGATAAAAGCGTCTTTGGTAGCGTCGTAGTGGTAGCCTACACCGGCATAGTTCTTGCGCAGTGGAGTGCCGCCTGTCTTGTGTACGCCGCCGTGAGTATTATATGAGGTTTGGACCCACTCGCCGGGGCTAGTGTCCACGAATGTTTTAAAGAAATCCTCTTCGGCTACGATCACCTGAGTGACTACGCCGTTTACAACTTTTGCATAATGGCTCATGTATATCTCCTAAAAATATGTTTATGCCAAACCAAAGTATTTTTTCAATGCCATAGCAAGTTCTTCACCAGACAAATTATTTTGACTTACAAAATCAGCGCAAGCTAAAACCGTCACCTCTACAAGTTCCGTTGTGCTAACGTCTTCTCTTCGTCCACCGTCACGGTTTTCAACCTCAAAAGTTGATTGTGCCAATAATGATTCGTATTTTTTGTAGTCCATTTTTTAACCTTAAGCCGTATAAGTCCCAGAGGACGTAAATGTATGAATGTAGTAACCACCTGATGTTGTAACCGTTCCACCTGATCCGCGCTGTGTAGCTGATGCGTAGCTGATAATGACGATGCCTGAACCGCCTGCACCGCCAGTCCCAGTACCATTTCCGCACCCACCACCGCCGCCGCCACCTGTGTTTGATGTTCCATTTGTGCCTGCTACGCTTGTCGTTGCCGAACCTGCTCCGCCACCCCCTGTTCCGCCCGTTCCGGCAGTTTGACCGTTTGATTCTCCACCGCCGCCGCCGCCAGCATAAGTTACAGATGAACCAGAAATGGATGAAGAAGATCCTGCTCCACCATTACCAGCATAGGTTTGTGTGCTTAAATTAGCATTGCTTCCCGCTCCGCTTGCTCCACCACCACCGCCGCCACTATTATATGATGTACCATTTGATCCTGTACCACCGACGTTACCTTGCCCTGATGTAGCTGATCCGCCAACACCATTAGGACCTGTTGCGGTCGATCCACCGCCGCCGCCTGAACCGCCAGAAGAGCCGTTTGCAATAGCAGTTGAATTGCTAGAGCTATATGCACCTCCGCCACCACCGCCCAATGCGGTTCCTGTAATAATACTTATGCTTGAATTTGTACCGTTTGATCCAATTACTGCATTAACGCCGCCAGCACCTCCGGCACCGACTGTAATAGAATACGCTGTGCCAGAAGTAACTGCGTTAGTGCCAGTTAAAAACCCACCAGCTCCTCCGCCACCTCCAGCAGAACCCCCTCCACCACCGCCGCCGCCAACAATTAAATAGTTGATTGAGTAAAGAGTTGAGGTGATAGCTTGCCACTGTGAACCAGTCCAGCTTTCCAATTGCCCAAGCGTCGTATTCCACCCTAACTGTCCATTCTGAGGGCTTGAGGGTCTACCTGATGTTGTCCATTGTGCTGGGGCTACGCCTGTGGTGCCGCCTATGTAGGTTGTCATTCTTCCACCTCTACTGGTTTGACTAAGTAGCCCACAGGTTTTTCAGCGGGTTTAAACCCGTTCATAATGTACAGGGCGTGTACTTCAACATCACCATCAATATTATTTGCAAGCGCCATTGCATCTTCTTTTGTGGCAAAAATAAATGTACTAACTTCTTGTATTGTGTTTTTAATTGTCATGCTGTGTAACTCCCAGATGATGTAAAGCTAATAATCGTATTTGATCCACTCGTTGTAATAGTGGGTGAGCCTGTCGTTGTGCCTGAGTAGTTAGCTGTTGGGACTGATAGGATAACAATGCCTGAGCCGCCTGTTCCACCGTTGTTAGGTGCATTTGAACCGCCGCCAGCGCCACCCCCTGTATTGGCTGTACCTGATGCACCTGCCCCACTAGTAGAACCTGCCCCGCCACCACCAGAACCACCAGCGCCGCCTGTTCCTCCGTTCCCACCGCCACCGCCACCACCACTATAAAAAACTGCCGAGCCTGTAATCGACGATGAAATACCAACTCCACCAACACCTGCGTTAGTCGAGCCAGCCGACCCCGCCGCACCAGCGCCACCCCCACCACCTGCTCCCGTAGAGCTTCCGCCGCCGCCAGAATTGCCTTGTCCAGATATGCCCGTTCCATTATTTGTTAGAACTGCTGCAGAAGCACCTCCACCACTTGCTCCGTTTGTTGCCGCTACGGAAGCATAAGATGAACCGCCAGCACCGCCATAAGCATAAAAAAGTGAGGCAAAAGAACTTAATGTTCCATTACCTGCTGGCAACCCGTTATTAAATGCACTAGCCGCCCCTCCTGCCCCTACAACCGCTGTATAAGTTGTTCCGGGTGTTAGGTACGTAGTAGCAGAAATTAAACCACCAGCGCCACCACCGCCACCACCGTTATATCCACCACCACCGCCGCCGCCCACGGTTAATACTTGAACCTGAACGCCGCCACCTGTATTTACCCAAGCAGACCCTGTATAGTATTCCATTAGGTTGGTTGAGGTATTAAACCGCATCTGACCAGCCACAGCGCTTGAGGGTCTTTGTGCGGTCGTACCAGCAGGTAAATATGCCCCGCCCGTAGCGCTATCTTCAGCCACAAGCACACCCGTCACCGCAGGGACGGTCAACGTAAAATTACTCGCCGTCGATGCCGCAGTAACCGTAATCGTGCCACCGCCTGTAGATACTAACCCTACGTTGCCAGCCATAATTTTGTCCTTAGAAACTTACCCAAGCCGAGCCGTTGTAATACTCCATGCGACTCGTATCGCTATTGAATCTTGTGTACCCCGCCGTTGTCGATGCTCTCTGCGCTGTAGTGCCAACAGGGAAATAAGCACCACCCGTACTCGCATCACCACTCAACGCCACGCCTTTAATTGCAGGAACGGTCATTGTAAAGTTTGACGCAGTAACGGCTGGGAATAACTCAACCGTACCTAAGCCCGTGGATTTTAGCCGCCAGCCCATTAAATAATCGCCCAAACAGAGTTTGCGGAGATAGTCACCGTCACGCCCGAGTTGATTGAAATTGGCCCAGTGCTCATCGAATTCTGACCACTAGGTATCGTGTAATTGTAATTAACAGTCTGCCCGTTGTTAACAAATACCTGATCCGTACCGCCGCCGGTTGCA